AACCGGCGCTTGTCTCCGGTTGGTACGTCTAGGGGTGCGAGCATGCCGCGCCAAACATCGTCTGCCATGATCAGCCTTTCTGTACGCTTCTGCCATTTTTGTCAACTTGGATGGTTCGGCACCGGCAGTTGATCGTTTCTTCTGTGCTTCCTAGTGGATCACATGGGAAGCGGAGCAGGTCGAATCCAACTTCGAACGTTTGCCCAATTGGTACTATTTGTCCATGAGCGATCATATGAGATGACCTCACAAACTCGTCATGCATTGACAACCACATGTGATATAGCTGGCCAGGACCATCCTCACCAATGATCTTGATCGCGTCGAACCGACCCGCGTTCAACGCAGACAAAACCTCGGTACGCGTTATCAGATTTGCCTTGACATCCCATCGCTTCTCACCCGAACCCAGGAACACGGACAGACCAGCCACAACATCCCGCACACTCCCCCCGGATTGAGTGATACGAGTCTTCTCACTGGTGAGCATCTCAAACACCGTGTCCGGGAAGCGCAGCATACGATTCGTAGCCTCAGCGAGCTGCTGAGTGACCATGGCTCGTTTCTCCCAGTCACCCTTACCGAGCAGATCCGTGTACATGTTGACCATTGAGGTTTTCAACGGACCGTCAACCAGTCCACCAACAACATCACGCCACACCTGGTCCTTGGTGTACAGCGCATGGACGTCTGGTATCGCCTGCCCAAGTACCGCACCAGACACCGCCTTCAACCAGCGGGCCAATCCATCGGCGAGCATCAACCGAAAACTACTCTCAGCAACGTCAGCGTCCAACTCATCGGCAAGCTGCCTGGGTAGCCACGGATCGACGCCTTCACCATCCCACGGATCCTCTACAGCGCTAGGCATCGGTCACCATCCATGGTTCCAGGCGCGCACCCTGATATAGGAGTGTCATGCAGTGCCGCTCAACCGCTGGCAGTAGATGATCTATGCCTAGACCAGCGAACTCATCTCGCCATGTCACGGGCACCAGCAGATCGGCCTTATCTGTTGGACCGTGGATTGTGTGTAGCTGCCACTTTGGCATAGCCGGCCGTTCACGGTGCGGTACCAGCTTCGCCCCGGCCAGGGACATGTACCGTCGGGATGCCACCTCTACCAAGGATGCCACTTGGTTGGGTTCAGTGGTGGCTGGTTCCTCGGGCGGGCCTTCAACCGGTGTGGATTCCGGTGCGGGTTCCGGTGCTGTGCCGCTGGTGGCCGCTACGGTTCCGGTGCCAGCTGGTAGACCGATGAGTTCGCGTAGGGCCGGGTCGTTTAGTACCGCGTCTGGGTTGGTGAGTAGGAGTTTTTCTGTTAGGCGACGGGCGCGTTCGTCTTGGGTGGGTTGGGTGGTTTCTTCCCAGGATGAGGATTCTCGGGCGACCTGGTCTGAGATGAGTAGGCGGTCGTGCATGCCGAGTGCGTCTTGTGAGCGGTCTGGGTTGATGGTGAGGGGTGCGGTGTTGAATGTGAAGCAGTATTTGGTTGGGTCTAGGCCCATGGCTTCGAGGGCTGGTTTGAGGTAGCCTTCTGTGAGGGCTGCCGCTATGCGGGTCAGTATGGGCTTTATGTGTATTTGGACTGCTTCTCGGCTAATTGCCCATGCATTCCAATGATTTGTACTTGATCCGATTCCCATCATCACTTCGGGTGGAACATCCAGTGACTGTGCGAGACTGGCGAGTGCACTTTGTCTGAGTTCTGGTATTTGTGTTGATAGTTCTGACCAGAAGGTGATGTGTCGGATTTTTTCTATGTCTTCTGCTGCACCTGTGGTGATGATGGGGACCATGGATGCGGCGCTGGATCGGTCTTGTAGTGATTGGGACATGATACGCCCTAGGAGGGCGGAGAATCCTTCGGCGCCTGCTGGTTCGTCGTCTCCGTGGGGTAGGTCCATTGTGTCTGGTAGGGCGAGTAGTCCTGCTCCGGCTAGGCGGCTGTCTAGTTCGGCGAATACGCGTTTTCTGAGTGCTTCGAGTTCTCTGAGGTCTGGTATTGCTGCGCGTACTGATGAGTCTGGTTGGTTTGTGTCTCTTGGGTGTTGTGTCCAGATTCGTAGGATTAGGTCTTTTCCGTCTTTGTATTCGAGTGTTCCGCCTTGTGTTGGTGGGCGGCTTATGAGTATTTTTTTGCCTTGTTTGTTGATTTGACTGTTGGTGACTACCCACCATGTGTCATTGTTTGTTCCGGTTTCGGCTACGATGTATGCTTCTCCGCATACAAACATGTCGATTCCTGCGAGGCGTAGGTTCTCTGCGCGGGTGTCACCGGTGCCCAGGGGAACGTTCGCTAGGTCAGCGATCTCTGGGTCTTCTACTGGTTCACCGGCTACGCCGTTGGCTAGTGCGTCTGCTACGTATAGGTCGCATCGGCCGATGGAGTTTCCTACCCAGTTGGCGATGAACCTTAGTTGTCCGGTGATGTCGTAGAGGCGCCATGCGTCGGTTTGCCATGCTCTGTCACCGAAGCTGTAGTTTTTCCAGCTGCCGTCCATGGTGTAGCGGCTGACTGCTGCTGTTATGGCTCCGGTTTTGGTGAGGTTTCGTGCTGATTGTGTGGTGAGTTGGTTGAGTTTGGTGCGGGTGTGTTGGCGAAATTTCCAGATGACTGGTGGGTAGAACAGTTGTTCGATTTGTGCGGCTATGCTGGGGTCGGCTACGCCCAGTTGCCGCATATCGCTTTTGCGTAGTTTCATGAGCGACCCCATTTAAAGGTCATGCCCGTAACCTGAGATGCGGCTAGGGCTATGAATGGCATACAGGCATATTGCCATAAGATCAATGTTGGGAGCATCAAAAACGCTACCCAAATGGACACACACCATGGACACCCAGTTGCGTCCCCATCGGGTTCACCTAGTAGGTAAACAATCCACCTGTGGACACGCTTATAGGGATCGAATCGGCTGATCGCCCATTGCCTGGCGGGTAGGGTGATCTGATCATGTGTGATCAGGGTGGTTATCCTGGCGACTGCCAGCATGTATATGACGATAGTGGCCGGTGAAACCATGTGTTGATCATAGGCCGGATTTGGTGTGACCTATGCATGATCCACATGCGTTGCTGTTTGATATTCCCAATCTGCTCAGCGTCTGGCACGTCGAACCAGGGAAAAACGACGCTGGCAGGATCTGCAAGTGGCACCGGATGAAGTGGCACGTGTGGCACTGGCATGTGAAGATCATGGTTTGGCAGCGCCTTAGGCGACGTTGGTTGACGAAGTGTGCCTGGTGTGATGGGGGTAGTAGTTCCGAGTCTCCGGTGAATACGTGTGGTTGGGATAAGCCGGATGTTCCGTGGTGGATGGGTGAGCGGGGTATGTATCACGCTGAGTGCATGATGGCAAGGGATGCTCATGCTACTTGCACGTGCATACTGCCGGTAGTGGACTTGGGGGGGCATGTGTGTGTCAACTGTGGGTTGGTGGTTCGCCTGGTTGATACTCATCATATGCGGACTATGCGGACGTTGAAGGCTATGCCGTACGGGGTCCGTCCTAGCTTGCCAGTAGCAGAGCCTAGGTGAGAGTATCTGTCTGCGTTGAAGCGCGGTTAGGCCCCTAGGTGGATCAGCAACCTAGGGGCCTGACTGTGTGTAGGGCTAGTCAACAACTATACACGTCTCTACGCAACCGTGCAAGCGTGTTAGATGACTGGAATGGTTACATCAGCCTGCTGCTTACGAAGCGTTGCCCAAACATCCAACGGTAGGAACGCCTCACCACGCATACCCCAGCCGGTACCCCAACTATTGGACAAGATCAAATCACGTCCGATCAGACCACGGATGAGAACCTCATGACCACCAGCCACAGCACCGGTAGGCCAGATACGCCCATCCCGATCAGGGGTGAACATGCCCTCATACCAGGGAATCCCGATGATTACCGGCCCTGATTGGAGGGCTTTGACCAGCCCATCTACCGAGAAAGCCCACCTGTAGCTGCTGATGTTCTTGAACTCTTTGGCTGCTTTGGCTACGGCTAGACCGCTGGAACCGGTGTCGTCGGGTGGCCAGTAGCCAGGGAATGGATCGATGTGTGTCGCTCTACTGTACAGCTTGTGAGCGTATTCGAGATCAAAGCCGTTGGCTTGCTCGACGTTCTGTACGTGCGGGGCGCATCCCAACCAGCCTGCCATGGCAGCGCCCGTGCAGCAGCCGAGGTTTCCCTGATCAATGATCGGAGAGTAACGCTGCCAGGTTACATCTCGTATCCATACGTCTACTGGTAGTTCATGTGGGTACATCTTCGATTGTGGATCGTGGTTGACGATTCGTCCGAGCGGGTACGACATGTTTCTCCTAGCCTAGCTTTGGAATTCTGTTGGAAGTTCCAAAATGCGTTGTTGGAAGCGTACCGGTCGGTGCCGCTGACTTGTTTCCCTGCGTTGCTATTTTTGGTAGCAGAGCGTAGGCGAGATATACTGATGCGTCGATTCTTCCGGGGGAGTCCCCGGAACCCTGCCAGGTGCACCATTCACTCTCCAAATCTGGTAGGTATGCACCTAACCTAACTCGGTCCTCCATGAGAAGTTGCGCCACGGGCTCAGCCCGTAGGGTTTTACTCTTCCTCGCTACCACTTCACGTATCTGTGGGCAGTGACCGTAGGTGAGCTCAGCTTTTTGGACGCGCCGTTCTAGGTCACGTGCTCCGATGTTGGGTTCCGCTTCCATGATCCCGGCTTTGATCTTGTTTGTTTCTTCGAGCTGGAGAGCGGACCATGCGGTTCTGATAGATCGACCCGCCATGTCGCCACCGAAGTTCTTCTCAAAGATGATGATGCTCGCGTCGATTTCAGCGGCCAGCCGGCATGCCTCTTTGGACCACTCGTGAGTTGGCATGGATTTTGATCGATCGTGGGTGATGTAGAGTCGATCATCGATGCCGAGGTATCCGCCGACGATTCCAGCGGTGTCACGTCCGCCACCTGATGGGTCTACCGCTACGGCAGTGCGCTTTACTCGTGGCTGGTTTTGGTGGTGGTGTCTGGATTTCATCAGGTCATAGGTGACGAGTGCGCCTTCACTGGGTTTCGGATCGCACATGTAGAGCGAGAACCATTCACGTATGGCTGAGGCGCATGATGCTCGTTTCCCTTCCCAGTGGCGCATAGCCCGCTCGACATCTTCTATGTCTATTTTTGGGTGGGTGAGGGGTTCGCCGTAGGCGCGTCCTAGTGGATCATGTTCGGGATCATCACATAGCGCTGGCATGCGGACGATATGCCAGCGACCACCTTCATCTGTTGTGCCCTCATCCCGGATGACTCTTCCAGCTAGGTCATCTAGGTGCCACCTGGTCATGACCAGGATCACGGGCGCGTCTGGTGCCACTCGACTCAGAATGTCGGCGATGTACCAGCTGTAGACGGTATTGCGGTAGGTGGCTGATTCGGTTTCCTGCCGGTTTTTGTGTGGATCATCGATGATTACCAGGTCCCCGGGGGTTCCCGCGATACCTGATCCAACACCGACGGATCGTATGCCTCCCCCGGTTTCGAGGCGCCAGTCTTGTACTGAGGCTGATCCGTGTGCGAGTGCGAGGTTGTAGCGGTTGCCGGTTGCGCGGATGAGGGTTCGGACGTCTCGGCCACGGTCTACTGCTAGCTGGTCTCCATATGAGCCGATGATGATTCGGTCTGTTGGGTTGTTGGCTAGCCACCAGTAGGATGCTCCGACTACTGCTGTTACGGTTTTTCCTACTTGTGGTGGTGTTGTGATGAGTAGGCGGTCTATTTGTTTGGTGCGTATTTTTTCTAGGTTGTCTGATATTACTTGGATGTGTGGTCTGTTGACGTATCTGGGGATGATGCGGCGGAGTAGTTGGGTTGGGTGGGGTAGTGCTGCTTGGTCATCTATTTTTTGTAGTTGTCTTACTTCGTGTAGTAGTTGTGCGTTTGTGAGGTTTGATGCTGCGAGCATGGACGTTGTGACCATAACTTGATCATAGGTCAAGATCAAAAACCTCGAGGTTTTTGATCTTGACTATCTCAATCCGCGTACCGCTCCAAAAGATCAACACACGACACACCACTAACAACACGCTCAAACAACTCAGGGAGCCTAGATCGAGAAATATGCCACCAACCATCCGGGGGACACAACGCTTCCCCAACCGGGATGTACTCCGCGTCGAATCCCCCGTACTCGCCATCGGTGCCAGTGTCAGTGACCTGTTTGAGTGTCACCTGCAGCTGGTAACGTGAGTAGTTTTCGCTCATATACCACTTGCGTAGCTCCCACCTGTTCAGAAAGCACCTGAGCGGAGCGTCATCGGTTGTGGACCACAGGAAGTAGTTGTTCTGATCGGCAGCTGTTTTGAGAACGATGATCGACATTGTTTCCTCGCTGGCTTCTCTGCTATTGTCTTGCTACGGAAGGATTTCCGCCCGAGACGACGCTTAAATCAGAACGGGAGTCCCTCCTTGTGGGGCTGTTGAGCGTCTCTCCTTAGGAGAGGCGCTCAGCTATTTTAGGCAGTTTGCTTCCTCGCTAGTCCCTATGATACTGTCTTGTATAGAAACCCCCGGTGATGGCCAATCAACTCGGTAAGCTATTCTGTTGCATGTGCTGAAGACCCCTCATTAGTAGGGGTCTTCAGCCATTTTAGGTGGCTTTTCTTCTGCTATCATCTTGGTGTACCCGTGAGTGTCCCCGCTACGGTGTGCTGAGCCCCTGGTCCTTATCCGGGGGCTTACTTATTTCTAGTAGGGCCACGTAGATTTGGCCGCTTCTAAGGTTGCCGGGGCGCCATACGTAGACTCGTTGGTGTGATTGCCTGAGTAGTCTTATGATCTTGCGTTGTGCTGGGTTGAGTACTCCGGTGCCGGTTTTGATCTCAGCGTAGATGACTCCACCTGGCCCGATGATGATTAGGTCGGGTAGGCCAGCGCGGACGCGTCGGCTATCCGGGTTGTGGAACCAGGGTAGGCCTAGGGTGTCGGCTAGGCCTGTTACCTGTTTTTGGAATTGGTCGTGTTGTTGAGTATTCGGTAGTGGCACTACTTGATCTTATCGTTTATGGTTGCCGTTGTGAGTAGTGACTACATTGGATTGCTTATGGTTGAGGTCTACTCTGACGTTTTGCGAGAGATCTCCAGTGGTGATGAGGCTTCTCAGTTACCTGGTTGGATTAAGCGGCGGATGGTTAAGAGCTCAGAGTTTCGGCTTAGTATTTCTGCGCTCACCAACAGTATCCGTAACTATGAGTTGTTTCGCACATCATTTGTGTTAGGCGACCGTGACAGCGAACTGGAACTGATCAGACTGTCCAACCTGGTTCGTGACGCCTCCGAGCGTTTGATCGCTGTAGTTGATGGGTAGCACATAAGTGATGCCCCTACCAGATAGAGTGGTAGGGGCATCAAGTGGGGGAATTATACGTCTTTATGGTGCCTGTAGGTTTCCAGAGCACCAGCGATTACCGCCCATCCGCACACGATTGCTGAGAGGATGGCGTTTTGTAGCTCAGCGTCGATCGGCACGCCGAGGTTAACGGCGAGTACCAGCATGGAGCTGACAAAAGGGGCGATCAGGTTGCCGAGCGGCTGTTTCGCCCGACTCTGATCTTTCCGGGTAGCCATGATCCTTCCCCCTTTCGTGGATAGATCATCTACCTAGATCATATAGGCTACCCCTATCAACCGTCAGCCAAAGCCCGGGATTCCAGCTCTTTGGAAAGCTCTAAAAGGCGCTCTCGCCGTTCTGCCTCACTCAATCCTGTTAGTTCACTATCGTCAACTATGTCACTACTTGTCATACTTGGAACAGTTACGTCGCCATATACGATACGTAGTACGTCTGTTCCCAGCTTGACGTATCTGACAACATCTGCTGGCGTCATATCATAGATGTCGATCACTTTCAGCGCTTCGAGCGCTTTGGTGATCAGGGCTTTAGCTGCTTCTTTCTGCGACTCGATCGCTTCACGGCGCTCACGGCGTAGGACTTCGAACTCTTGCTCATCCTGCGCTCGTTCCCAACGGTCGGCTCGATCTCGCCAACGATTACGGCGAGAAAGTTCTTGCAGGGAGTTGAATTTGATCTTGTCGCCTAGATCATTGAGTAGGTCGCACGTCATTTGCACGGTGCGGGTTCTACCCAGCTCTAGGTAGGTACGGAATCTGGCGTACTGGTAGCTGGTTTCGTGTGGCTGCTTATTCCATGGCTCGCCAACGTACTCTTTCGAGACCGGTTTGTATTCAGCCATGGTAGCTCCTAGAGGAATTCGCGGTCGGGTACTTCTAGTGCTACCCGACCATGGTTGTGGGTCCATCTGCGTGCTGTTAGAAGGGTGGGAAACACCCATTTTCTGTTTGTGTTGATATGGGTGACCACGTACGTGGAGTGGTAGCCGTGCCAGCATCGTTGGTAGTGCCATTGCCCGTTGTCTGATCTGGCTTCTACGGTTGTGTAGACTACTTTGTTACCGTCGATGCTTGGTTCTATGGCTAGTGCGCGTATGGGCTCTACGCCTGGTATGTCGTTAGCCATGTGTTGTGCATGCTGCCGTTGCGTTTGTTCCTTGGGACTGGTTGGCTACGCGGTCAGATCCGTTGACTGTGATCTTGCATTGTACAGGCCCGACAGCGTTAGAGCGCACACGTAGCGTGATGCCATCGGTCGGTTTAGCGGTCTGGAATGTTGACCACGGTAGGACCACCGTTTCCTGTCTGATACCAGTGCTGCTGTTCCCGTAGGTCACGAGTGCTTCCCCTACGCCACCAGCCGTGTAGCTGACTCGGCTGACAGTGCTGGTCTTTTTCTTGGGGGTTTTCTTCGTCGTGCCGCCCGATCCACATGATATAGCAGCAAGTGCGGCAACACTGAGTGTCACCGTGAGCAGCTTTGATCTCATGTCCTATTTATAGCAGACTCTATGGGTTCGGAGCCTAGCTCTACTAGCCACTGTGTCTCATGGATGCTGTTGTCTAGATCTTCGGCGTCTTCTTCGAGGTCTAGGTAGGCTTCCAGCAGTTTCGGTTCGATGGTCTGACATCGTCTCGAAAATATTCCAAAAAATATTCCCATAGGTCAGGCTACCTATGGGGGATCTGGATATGGATAGGTCCCCCGGTTGGGGGACCTATCTATTTGGTTGGCTCGTGGTTTCTTATGTGTACTGGTTTACCGGTGTTTGGATCTATCCGACCGGTTTCTATGGCCCACTGGATGATATCCGGTTTTTTCCAGATTGGCCTATTGCCTATCACTTCTGGTTTGGGTAGTTGGCATCGTATTCCCATTGCTCCGGTGTTCATTCTCCGGACGTGTTGATAACCTATCTCTAGGTATTCAGCAATGTCACGCATAGTTACGGTTTCCGGTAATTCTTTCATATTCTCCTCAATCGTGTCCACGGCTTGAATCCTATGATACATAGTGTAGCATAGAGCCTAGAACTACAAGCCGTAACCAATCAGCCAAGGATGGGTTACAACCACCATGACAGCCATATCTGGAAGCAGAGCAGTCTTGTCAATGGCAACCAGACTACGAAGATCATCCATCAAAAAGATCACCAAGCTGATCAGGGAAAACCAGCGCCTCACCAGGAAAAACCAGTACCTGGTGGAAGAGAACCGGCGCCTGCACGATGAGCTGCAAAGAGATCGCCTAACCAAGCTGTGGAACCGTCTCGGCCTACGGCTACGGTGGGAAGAGAATACCTACACGGGTATCCTCGTGATCGACGTTGACGACTTCAAACACGTCAACGACACCTATGGTCACAATTTTGGTGACTCAGCACTAATCTCCATCACTAGGCACATAAGGTCATTCGCCCTAGGTGCTCGCACTGGTGGCGACGAATTCGTCGCACTGGTAAAAGACGAAGATCCTATGGTGGTGGCGGAGAAGATCCGAGCCGCTATAAACCAGCCGGCAACGTTCAATGGACAAACCGTGACACTCTCCGTGAGCATAGGAGTGTACCTAGTCAGGGTAGGTGACAGCCTATCCGACTCGATCAACCGTGCCGATCAGGCAACCTACCGTTCCAAGGAAAAGGGCAGGAACCGAGTCACACTGTGGAGGAAATCTCGTAATGCAACGACTAATCGCAACCGTGGGTCCGCAAGGATCCGGTAAGACCACATGGGCTGAGCGGGAAGTAGAGCAGTACCTGCTGGGAATGGTTGGACGTGTCAACCGTGATCTGCTTCGGATCATGTCACACGGTGGCTATAAGGGTAGTCCTGAGCAGGAGCATCAGATCACCCTTGCTCAGAACGCACTGGTGGAAACCTATCTGAGATGCGGTATGGATGTGATCGTGGATGATACGAACATGCGCGGTCTCGTGGATATCCGGCGCTGGCTGA